TAATATGACAATATCATCAACAACAGTAAAAAATTCATATTCAGGCAATGGTAGTAATGACACCTTTGTTTATGGTTTTAAGATATTTGCCAATACAGATTTACAAGTTATCATTAGGTCTGCTGCAGGAACAGAGACAACCAAAACTTTAACAACTCATTATACAGTCACAGGTGTAGGTAGTGCTTCAGGAGGTAATGTCGTATTTACTGCAGGCAATATTCCTACTGCCACAGAGACAGTTGTTTTAATTAGGAATGTCCCGCAAACTCAAGCGATAGATTATATCGCTAATGATCCATTCCCTGCGGAGACACACGAAGAGGGTTTGGATCGTGCAACCATGACAACACAACAAGTTCAAGAAGAACTTAATCGATCCATAAAACTTTCAAGAACGAACACGATGACCTCTACAGAATTTACTGTGGGTGCAACAGAAAGAGCTAATAAAATTCTAGCTTTTGATAGTGCAGGAGAAATTTCAGTAACACAAGAATTAGGAACATACCAAGGAACAGACGCAACAGTAACTACAGAAGCCTATGTGGTAAGAGATATAGTTAAATCAACAACTACAGCTCAACTTAACAATGTTTATATTTGTATAGCTAATTCTGTTGTTGGAGATAGTTTAACAGACACAGATCATTTTGAATTATTAGTTGATGCGGTATCAGCAGCAACAAGTGCAGCAGCTGCCGCGACTAGTGCTACTGCCGCTGCAACATCAGAAACAAACGCAGCTACATCCGCTGCAACAGCAACAACGAAAGCAAGTGAGGCATCAACTTCTGCAACAAATGCTGCAACAAGTGAAACAAATGCTTCGACTTCAGCTACTGCTGCACAAAATGCTCAAGCCGCTGCTGAAGCTGCTTTAGATAATTTTGATGATAGATTTTTAGGTGCTAAAGCTAGTGATCCTACACTAGATAATGATGGTCACGCATTATTAGATGGAGCATTATACTTTAATACTACTGATGATGTAATGAAAGTCTATGATTTGACTAACACTACATGGAGACAAATTCAATTAACAACTTCAGATCAAGCTAATGTAAATATTGTATCTGCTGATCTTAGTGGTTCAAATACTATTGGTACTGTTGCAGGATCTATAGCCAATGTAAACACAACTGCAACTAACATAGCGAATATAAATTTAGTAGCTGCTAATAATACCAATGTTACGAATGTAGGTTCAAACATATCTTCAATTAATACTGCAGCAAATAATCTTGCAGACATAAACGCTTTCGCAAATATTTATCTTGGACCAAGTGCATCAGCTCCTACACTTGATCCTGATGGCAGTGCCTTGGATGTGGGGGATTTATATTTTGATACGACTACATCTACATTAAAAGTTTACTCAGCTACAGGTTGGATAAATGCTGGGTCTAGCATTAATGCAACTGCGGCAAGATTTTACTATACAGCAACAAGTGGTCAGACAACTTTCTCAGGTACAGACAATAATGGCGAAACTTTGGCATACGATGCAGGGTATGTTGATGTGTATCAAAATGGTGTAAAATTAGTCAATGGTGTTGACGTAACTGTAACTTCAGGAACATCTATTGTTTTAGCTGCAGGTGCAGCAACAGGAGACAGCATAGATATTATAGGTTATGGTACATTTGATATTGCTAATATTAGTGCATCTAACATTACTTCAGGCACATTAAACAATGATAGACTACCTTCACCAACTTTAATTGTTAAAGGTGATGGTTCATCTGCTGATGGTCAAATACAATTAAACTGTTCACAAAATACACATGGTGTAAAAATTAAATCACCTGCTCATGCTGCGGGACAAAGTTATACTTTAATATTACCTACATCAGTAGGAACAGCAAATCAGGTTTTAGCTACCAATGGTAATTCTACAAACCAATTAACTTGGATTGATGCTCAAGAAACAAAACCAACAGTAGCTAATGTATCTCAAACGATTGCACCTGCTACAGCTACTACAATTAATATTACAGGAACAAACTTTGTATCAATACCTCAAGTAGAGTTTATTAAAACAGATGGTTCAGTAACAGTTGCTAATACAATTTCATTTACAAATTCAACTACACTTTCAGTTAATGTAACTTTAGCTTTAGGTAACTATTATGTTAGAGTAGAAAACCCAGATGGTAATGCAGGTAGAAGTTCAAGTAATATTATTACTTCATCTACTGCTCCTTCATTTTCTACAGCAGCTGGTTCTTTAGGAACAATAGCTGGTGATTTTTCAGGAACAGTTGCAACGATTGCAGGTTCATCAGATAGTGCGATAACTTTTTCAGAAACAACATCTGTATTAACTAACGCAGCTCAAGCAAATTGTGCTTTAAATTCAACAACAGGTGTGATAACAACTACTGACTTTGGAGGTAGTTCAACAACAGCAACAACTTATAATTTTACTATCAGAATTACTGATGCCGAAGGTCAGACAGCTGATAGAAACTTTAGTTTAACAAGCTCATTTGGAGCTACAGGTGGAGGAGGATTTAATTAATGGCTAGTACATATTTAACAAGAACTATAGGAACACCAACTTTAAACACTAAATATACAATAAGTTTTTGGATAAAAAAAGGAAGTATAGGTGACATTTTTGTCATAGATGGTAGAGATGATGCTAGTAACAGGTTTAAAATAGCTTTTGGTACTACAGGTACTATTGAATGTTTTAATAATCATAGTGGTTCAGCAACTATAGAGTTTACTACAAATAGAGTATTTAGAGATACTTCTGCTTTTTATCATATGCTTCTTGCAGTAGATACAACTGATGCAACTGCTGGTGATAGATTTAAATTCTATGTAAATGGAGTTAGAGAAACAAGTTTTAGTTCATCAACAAATCCATCATTAAGTGATGCTAACAATGTAATTAATGAGTCAGGTAATACTGTAACAATAGGTGCTTATAATAGTGGTACAGGTAATAATTATTATTTTGATGGTGTATTGTCACACTTTTACTTTATAGATGGAACAGCTTACGCACCTACTGTTTTTGGTGAAACAGATGCAACAACTGGTGAATGGAAAATAAATACATCACCAAGTATTACAATGGGTAATAATGGTTTTACAATTTTAAAAGATGGAAACACAATTACAGACCAATCAACTAATTCTAATGATTTTACATTAGGTGGTGGTACACTAACGAATACTGAAGATTGTCCTAGTAATGTTTTTGCTACTTTAAATCCTTTAGCTAATTATAGTGTTTTTAGTGGTGGAACATTATCAAATGGAAATACCACACACTCAAATTCAAGTGGAACAGTTAATAAAATTAGCACATTAGGAATGACATCAGGTAAATTTTATGCAGAAGTTAAATATACAGGTGGTGGCAATTATAATGGAGTTGGATTTTGTAGTGAACCTTTTTTATCAGGTTCTACAACATTAGCAAATTCTACGCATGGTGCATCACTTACTTATACTGATGTTTATAATGGTGGAGTTGCTTATGGGACTTATGCAACACCAAGCACAAATGATATTATAGGTATAGCTTTAGATATTGATAATGGTTACGCATATTTTTCAAACAATGGAGTTTGGGGAAATAGTGGAGTTCCAACATCAGGTTCTACAGGCACAGGTGGATTTTTAATTTCAAGAACAGATGCAAATTCAACATACTTTTTTGCTTCAGAACAAAACGCAACACCTGGAACAAGAGGAGCTGAATGGAACTTCGGCAACGGATATTTTGGAACAACAGCAATATCTTCAGAAGGAACTAACGCATCAGGTATCGGTAAATTTGAGTATGACGTTCCAGCAAATTTTACAGCTCTATCAACTAAAGGATTAAACTTATAATGGCTTATACAAATATCAATAAGAGTTCAGATTATTTTAATACTAAACTTTGGACAGGTAATTCTACAAATAGCACAGCTATAACAGGAGTTGGTTTTCAGCCTGATATGGTTTGGATTAAAAACAGAAGCACAACTGATAACCATGCTATATTTGACGCAATTAGAGGTGCAACTTACAGAATTGCATCTAATGCTACTACTGCAAATACTCAAGCAACGAACAGTTTAGCTTCATTCGATAGTGATGGATTTACTTTAAATGATGGTGGTGATGCTAATGGTAGTGGAGAAAATATTGTTGGTTGGAATTGGAAAGCCAACGGAGCAGGTTCATCAAACACAAACGGAGCTATAACATCAACAGTATCAGTTAATACCACATCAGGATTTTCTATTGTTCAATGGACAGGTGACGGAACAACAGCAACTATTGGAACAGGATTAAATGCTGTACCAAAAATGATTATTACTAAAAGATTAGATACAGGAGATAACTGGTACACTTATCATTCTTCATTAGGTAATACAAAATATATCCTTTTAGAAGCTTCAGATGCAGAAGCAACATCAAGTGGTGCTTGGAATAATACAAGTCCAACTTCTTCTGTTTTTACAAAAGCATCAGCAACTAATGTTAGCGGTGGCTCTTATATAGCTTACTGCTTCGCAGATGTTCAAGGTTTCAGTAAATTTGGTTCATATACAGGAAATGGAAATGCAGATGGCACATTTATCTATACAGGATTTAAACCAGCTTTTATTATACTTAGAGGAACTAACAATGAAAATTGGATTATGTTTGATAACAAAAGAGACCCAATAAATGTTGCAGATGATTTAATTTTACCAAATCAAAATATTGCTGCATTTTCTGCTACTTATTTAGATATGCTAAGTAATGGATTTAAAATAAGAACAAGTGCTGTTGGTGGAAATGCAAATGGTCAACAATATATCTATATGGCCTTCGGCCAACCCGTCGTTTCAACAAATGGCGTTATAGCCACGGCAAGGTAGTCAGTGTTATTAGGTATTAATACATTTGCTGAAGCTCCGTTTTCAGCTACGAATTTAGATTTAGGCAATGTACAAGTTGTCGTAACAGGTAATCAACTTACAATTAATATTGGTAATGTAAGTATTGCTGCAACATCTATTGTTGAATTTGTTAATGGTGATGATTTAAATGTTAACATCGGAACTGTTACTATTACAGGAAATGCAAGTTTTGAATTAACAGGTAGTCCATTAACGGTTGGAAATGGAAATGTAACTGTTACTGCTGGAGCGACGGCAGATGTTACAGGAAACCCACAAACGTTAACAACAGGCACAGTAACAATTACAGCTGATGCTAATGTTAGCCCAACAGGACAACCAATTACCTTGGCAAGTGGCACAATAAATGCTATAGTTTGGCAGAACATTGATCCAAATGCTACAGGTGTTTGGACACCAATAGATACGGATATATAATATGGCATCAACATACTCAAATGATTTAGCTCTCGAAAAAATAACAACTGGTGAAAAAGCTGGTTTATGGGGAACAATAACTAATACTAATTTAGAAATTTTAGAACAATCAGCAACAGGTTATACAACAATTGATATGGCTGGAGCTAATGTTACTTTAGCATTAACTGATGGTGCAACATCAAACGGTAAAAATTTATATTTAAAATTAACAGGCACATTAGCTGGTGATAGAACTTTAACTATGCCTGCTACAACAACAGGCGGTACAGCAACTAGAGTTTTTATTGTTGAAGATGCAACAGTTAGAGGAACATCAAATAGAACTTTAAGTGTTTTAACAGCAGGATCATCTTCTCCTGTAAAAGTTCCAGTAGGCGGAAAACTTTTATTATATTCTGATGGCACAGATACTAAATTAGGTATTATGCAAAAAGCATATTATGCAATTAATGATACTTATGCACCTTACCCTGCTGTAGCTGGTGATCAATTAATTTGTAGTACAAACAATAACCCTTTTACAGTTAACTTACCGGCAACACCTAATGTTGGTGATGAAGTTACAATCATAGATGGTTTAGCTACGTTTAGTTCTAACAACTTAACGATTAACCCTAATGGATCTAACCTAAATAGTTCTACATCTAATTTAGTTTTAAGTACCGCTGGTCAAGCTATTACACTGGTATACATTAATACTACTAGAGGTTGGACTTACAAAAATACCTAGGAGCTAAAACATGGCTCTAACTCAAATTAAATTTGCCCCAGGAATTGACAAACAGGATACTTCTGTTGGTGCACAAGGTCGTTGGGTAGATTCTGATAATGTAAGATTTAGATATGGTCTTCCAGAAAAAGTAGGAGGTTGGGCTTCTTTAATTAATGAAACTATTGTAGGTGTTGTTAGAAAACAATTACCTTTTGTAGATGCTGAAGGTAATCGATATGTAGCTTTAGGTACAGATAAATTTTTACTTATTTATTTTGAAGGACAGTTATTTGATATTACACCATTTAGATTTGATGCAAATAATGTACAAGAACAATTTTTAACATCAAGCATTGCTTCTACAAACACTTCAAGAACTATAACAGTTACAACTAAAAATGGTGGTGCAGCTGTACCTCATGGTTTATCTATTGGAGACATGGTTGTTTTTAACAATTTTGCAGCTGGTAGTACAGGTATTGCAACTGCAGATTTAGAAGATAAAGTAGTACAAGTTATTTCAGTACCAAGCACAACAACATTTACAGCTACAGTACCCAACGCAGCAACGGCAACAGCTACTGACGCAACAGTTGATATACAACCTTATGCAATCGTAGGACCAGCAGAACAATCTTATGGTTATGGTTTTGGTATTTCTACATATGGTGGTGTAGTTACAAGTGGTGCAGATACAGGTTGGGGAATAGCAGTAGCCGCATCAACACAAACTCTAGAACCTGGCTTATGGTCATTAGATACATTTGGAAATGTTTTAGTTGCTACTATTGCTAATGGTAGAACTTATACTTGGAATTCAAATATTGCAGCAAAATTTACAACAAGAGCTTCAGTTAACACACCTGATTTTTTAACAACTTTAAATCCTGTTGCATCACGAGCAACTTTAGTATCTCCAACAACACAACACTTAATACACTTTGGAACTTGCACAACTTATAATGATGCAAGCACACAAGATGATATGTTTATTAGATTTTCTGATAATGAAAATATCAATAGTTATGACGTTAAAGCTACTAACACATCAGGTACATTTAGATTACAAGATGGTACTAGAATTATGGGAGCGTTGACCGCAAAAGAAACTATTCTTGTTTGGACAGATAGTTCTTTATATACAATGAAGTTTGTTGGTTCTCCATTTACATTTGGTTTTGAACAAGTAGGAACAAACTGTGGATTGATTGGTAAAAATGCAGCCGTAGAAATAGATGGTGTTGCTTATTGGATGAGTAACAATGGTTTCTTTGCATTTGATGGTACAGTTAAATCATTACCATGTAGTGTTGAAGATTATGTTTATGATGATATTGATACAACTAAAGGTCAACAAATTAATGCAGGTCTAAATAATTTATTTACAGAAGTAACTTGGTGGTATCCTACAACAGGATCTGATTTTAATAATAGATATGTTTCTTATAACTATGGAGAAACAATGAAATTACCTGCTGGTAATTGGTACACAGGAACAAATGTAAATTCTATTAGAACAAGCTGGTCAGACACATTAGTTTATCCAAGACCTTACGCTACTAAATATAATGAATCAGCGGTAGGTACTTTTCCTGCAGTAGTAGGTGTATCGGGATTAGGCCAGACCGTATATTTTGAACACGAAACGGGGACCGATCAAATTAATCCAGATGGTTCAACAACAGCATTAACTTCTTTTGTTCAGTCTTTTGAATTTTCTTTACAGAAAGATCAAACAGAATTCTTTTTAGCTATGAGAAGATTCTTACCTAACTTTAAAACATTAACAGGTAATAACAATATAACTTTAGCTGTAACAGATTTTCCAGCTACTGACGCAACAGCTACAGCTTTAAGTCCTTTTGTTATAACATCAACTACAAAATTTGTTGACACTAGAGCAAGAGGAAGATATGCAAGTATTAAACTAGAAAATACAGCAGCCGGAGAAACATGGAGATTTGGAACATTTCAAGTTGACCTACAACCAGATGGAAGAAGATAATGCCTAAAGTAATTGTAAGACTACCAGAACCAAAAGAAGAATACGAAGTTGATAACCAAAGACAGATTAATAGATCTATTGCATTGATTGTAGAACAATTAAATTCTACATTTTTAACAGATTTAAAAGAAAATCAAGAAAGGTTTACGTGGTTTAATGGCTAATATTTATAAAAAAGTAAATACTGATTTAATAACAAATACTGAAAAAGATGTTTATGTAGTTCCAAGTAATTCTAGATCTTTAATTAAATCTATTCATATTTATAATGAAGGTGCAGGAGATGCAGTTGTTACTATAAAAATTGAATCTAGTAGTGTAACTTATTTTTATCAGAAAAAAACTATAGCTGCAGATAGCCATCATGAATTTATTGTTAATATATTAATACTAGAAGAAAATGATAAATTAAAAATGATATCAGATATTACTGGTCCAGATATAACAGTCAGTTTATTAGAAATGAACAGAGAGGATAGATAATGCCGTTTACAGAACAAAAAGCTAGTATAAGATATGAAATGATTAATGGAACTAGAACACCAGTCTTAACACCTGAAACAGAGGTAACTTTAACCAACATAAAGACAGGTCAAGAGTATATGTCTGATGCCGAAGCGTTGGCAGATGTACAAAATAAAGAAACAGAGACTAAAGCAGAAGATATTAAAAGAGACGTTAAAATCATTGTAGAACACGTGCCTTTAGGAGGAGATACTAAATTATAAATTATTGACTAGGCCTTAAAAACCTAGTAAATTATGCAATACAGCATTATTTCAAGTTTAAAACTTGCATTTCAACACAGACAAATATTATGGGATTAAGAAAATTAGTTAGAAAAGTTACTA